TTCCTGAAACAACTCTTTACATTCCTCTTCAATTTTGGTTCTGTACCAACCCTGGTCTTGCATTGCCTTTGATTGCTCTTCAATATCACGAAGTCAAGATTAATCTTGATATTCGCCCAATTGATGAATGTTTGTGGGCTGTTACTACTTTGAGTTGCAACAGTGGAGCCGCAGCAATGGGATTGGACGCAGCTAGTCAAAAAACTTATGTTGGAAACCAATATACTCCTGGTCGTCCAGTTCCTGCTGCGATTGCCTACAATCAGTCTTTGGTTGCTGCCTCTTTGTATGTTGATTATGTCTTCCTTGATACTGATGAACGCCGAAGATTTGCCCAGAATCCTCACGAATACTTGATTACTCAGCTCCAATTCACTGGCGATGAGTCTGTTGGTTCCTCTTCCAACAAGATTAAGCTCAATTTCAATCACCCAGTGAAGGAATTGCTTTGGGTTGTCCAACCAGATCAGAATGTGGATTACTGTTCATCCCTTGTATGCGATGCTCTCTTGTTCAAGGTGCTCGGTGCTCAACCATTCAACTACACTGATGCCATTGATGCTCTTCCAAACGCCATCCACGCTTTTGGCGGACCTGCTGGCCTTGCTGCCGATTCTCGTTCATACATTGATGCTCAAGGTCTTTTCGATGATGCCGGTGCTCTTGATTATGACATCCCTAATGGATTCACTGGATATTGGCACGGACCATCCAATCCTTACAATGAGCCAAACTTTGGAGGCCAAAGTCAAAATGTTGACCCTGCTCTTGTCGCTGCCCTTGCCGGTCTTCAACGAAGTCACAACGAAGGATCCACTGTCTCTGATGCTGGAACCTTTGTGCTCACTGAGACCTCCCTTGACATGCATTGTTGGGGCTTGAACCCAGTTGTCACTGCCAAGCTTCAATTGAACGGACAAGATCGTTTCTCTGAGCGTGAAGGATCTTACTTCTCTTGGGTTCAGCCTTATCAGTGCCATACCCGCAACCCAGATGAAGGTATCAACGTTTACGCGTTCGCTCTTCGCCCAGAAGAACATCAACCATCTGGAACATGCAACTTCTCAAGAATTGATAACGCAACCCTTCAACTCGTGCTCTCCAACGCCACCGTTGAGGGAACAAAGACCGCAAAGGTGCGTGTCTATGCTACAAACTATAATGTTTTAAGAATTATGTCTGGTATGGGCGGATTAGCATATTCCAATTGAGCGGATTGGGTTGTTTTCAAAATTATATATAATTACATTTTATTGTTTTTTACCCAAAACTACTTAAAGACAATATTTCAAATAATATCATAATATGAATATTAATAAAATTGATTCATATTCTGAGAAAGATAATAATGACATATTATCTAAAATGAAACCAAGTTATGGAATAAATGAAGATCTTAATTGTGGAATAATTGATTATAACAACAAAATTTATTATGTTGACTATAAAGACAAAGATAAAATAATTAATTTCAATAAAAGTTTTGTATTCATTGATGATGTAAATGACGATTATCCATCATATAGTTATAATTATAAACGATTTAATTATTTAGATTTTATATTCAATTATAATTCTGATAACGTTTATTATACATTTAAAAATAATAATAAATATGATTTGAGACGTTGTAATGTTGAAATATATCATTCATATCATAAAATTATTTTACAAAATTATAATGTTATTGAATATATTAAAGGACATTATCTAAATAATGGTCAAGACGCAAATATTATGAAAAATCCATTATGGAGAATAACAGAAAACGATAAAGAATATTTATTGATGTATTGTGAAAAAGAAACAATTTGTAAGTTATGTTGTAAAAGTTATCAAAAAATTTTAGATTATGAGAAAACTATTGATAAAAAAATAACTTGGTATAAACATCAAAATGGGTACATATTATGTTCAATAAATATATACATTCATCAAATAATTACAGATTGTTATGGTAATGGTAAGGGAACAAAAAATATAAGTGTAGATCATATAGACCAAAATCCATTAAATAATACATTTGATAATTTAAGAATCGCAACAAGGGAAGAACAAGAACAAAATTCGAAGGGAATTAAAGACGGAACAAAAAGAGAAAGAAAAAAAAATGCGCAAGATTTGCCTGAAGGAATTAAACAAGCAATGATGAAAAAATATGTGGTTTATTATAATGAATGGTTAAATAAGGAACATACTAAACAAAGAGAGTTTTTCAAAGTTGAAAAACATCCAAAATTAGAGAAAGCTTGGTGTACAACTAAATCAATAAAAGTGTCTATACAAGATAAATTACAACAAGCTAATAAAGTTATTGATGATTTAGAAAATAATATTTATCCAGAAAAAGAAGGAATTCAATTACCAAAATATTTCTCATTAATCAATTTTAGAGAGAAACCTCATTTAATATTTGAAAAACGCATAGATGGAAAACGATTAAATCTAAAAATGGTTTTGCCAGAAGAATACGACTTACAAGAACAACTTGAAATTTTTAAAAATAAAGTTGAAGAAAAATATGCGTTATAAATAATTAAATGTTATGTATTTAATTATTATGAAATTGTTAGTTACAGGTTGTTGTGGGTTTATTGGTTCAAATTTTATAAATTTTTATTTTAACGAGAATTCTGATGCAACAATAGTAAATTTAGATGCAATGTATTATTGTGCATCAAAAAACAATATCAATGAATGTGTGCGTAATTCAAGTCGTTATACTTTAGTTAAAGGAAATTTATGTTCTTTTGATTTAATATCAAATATTTTGGACATTTATCAAATTGATACGGTGATTCATTTTGCGGCACAATCTCACGTTGAAAATTCATTTGACAATGCTTTACAATATACACACGACAATATATTAGGAACCCATACTTTGTTAGAAGCTTGCCGCAAATATGGAAAAATAAATAAAATAATTCATATTTCAACAGATGAGGTTTATGGCGAATCAATGTTATCTGAAAACGAGGAAAAGAAACATGAAGGTTCCGTTTTATGTCCAACCAATCCATATGCTGCCACAAAAGCAGCCGCAGAATTAATTGCGAAATCATATTATCATTCATTTAAAATGCCAATTATAATAACACGCGGAAATAACGTATATGGGTTAAATCAATATCCTGAAAAATTAATACCTAAATTCGTTCAACAACTTCTGAAAGGAAATCCAGTTACTATTCAGGGAGATGGTTCAAACGTAAGAGCATTTTTACACGTAAATGATGTATGTTCTGCATTAAAATTAATATTAGACAAAGGACAAATAGGAGAAATATATAATATTGGAAGTGACGACAATCAAGAATATACCGTTTCCCAAATAGCTCATTTGTTGATTGACAAAATATATAAAAATACTTATGATTATGATAAATGGATTAGTTATATTGAGGACAGACCATTTAATGATAAACGTTATTATATAAGTAATCAAAAAGTAAAAGAATTGGGTTGGGTTATAAAGACTGACTTTGATGATGGATTAAACGAATTAATAGAAAATATGCGAGAAAAAAATTAATTACGACTAGTCTTTCGTTTTCGTCTATTATTTTTTCGTTTTGTCTTTCGTCCTGAACGTTTTTTGTATGTTTGTTTTGTTTTTCTTATTGCACGTTTTTTGTATAATCCTTTCTTAGTTTTTCCGCCTAATAAACCTATAGCAAGCAATGTTCCAACACCAGATGCTAATACAGTAGTAACTCCTACTCCTGCCGCAACAGAACCCGGATTTTCTTTTGTAAAATCAGTAACATTTTTGCCTATGTTAACTATTTCATTTTTAACTCTACTAGTCATTTGTTCTGATTTTTGTGGCGGATTTTCTTGTAGAGTATTGTTAGTTATAATTAATTTAACTGAATATAATAAATCTAATAAATTCATCTTAAGAACGCAATCAAATTTCCCCCATGATTGCTCTGGATTTTCACGATCTAATAATTTAGAAATTATACCAAATTCTATATATTGAGTTTCATTTGTTAAAACAATATTCAATAATATGTCTCCTCCTTGTTGAAGAATTCCCTTGTTTATTAATTCAGATAAAAATAAATCGCTTACAAATTGTATAATTTGTTGTATAGAGCATATATCAATAATGTTAATAGTATTTAAATTAATAGGTATATTTTGTTTATCTATAGAATTCATTATTAATAAGTTATAAAAATCAACTTCTTTATCATATTCCCCGACATCCGCAAATTTTAATAATTCTTGTTTTGGTATATCAACGCCATTAATTCTTATTTTTTTTATTCTAT